ATACATATACATCATATTTATCTAGTTCATATGATTCTTTAACCTGTTTCCTTACTATAATAGTTAAACTTCCTATTTCGTAATCCTCTGGCATATTAATACCTCCTTATATATTATATGTATATTACCTACATACATATTAACATATAGTCATACTATAGTCAAGTATTATTTTCCTGCCACAATTAACACATATTCACTGGTTGTAAATCCATTAGGAAAAGCCTTCATTACAATGTGAGGTGTTGTTATTATTGGTAGCATATCATCCTCTAAGTATAGATTATATACATTTGCTTGTCTTTGTATAATACCCTCTAAACTTTTGATTTGTGAAGCATAGCTTTCTAATACATCACAGTGCGCATATACTTCCCATTGTCCAGCTCCTGTGTTTACTATGTTTTTTATGAAATAGCTTCTTTTGAATGTCTCAATTGTCATATAATTTATACTTGCTATTGTAGCAAAGTCTACACCTGTAAATATTAATGTGGGGTCAACTATACTTGTAGATGTCTTAATCATACAGCTAGCTGTCTTGATAGTTGATATTGATTTTCCTATTTTATTATTAGCTGATTTATTATATTGTAATTTAACTGATATCATATAAATACACCTCCCTTTAATAGTGTCATAATTTCTCTCTTTTCTTCATCCGTGCATTGTATCTTTTCCAGCTTTATATCTGATACTTTTGTGTAACCCTTAAGACTGCCTAGTTTCTTTGACATATTACACGGATATCCAAATATTTCTTTCTGCTGTGATGGTTTATTTTGAGCCGGTGTTGTAATTATTAAATATGGTCTTTGATATCCGATTATCCCCGTACTACCCCCAAAGTTACCCGACTTGGATATCTCTGGCTTAGAAGCCATAACGTTTCCGGCTGACATCATGCTGTTAATTGCATGACCTGTTGGGTTTCCAGCCATATAACCTCCGGCTATTGTTGAAGCCATACTCACAGTATTTGTAAAAAACGAAGTGTAATCTATTGATGTCATAGGAACTGTCATTGCACAGTTACCATTGTATTGAGTAATTAAACTTCCATTTGCTTGTATAAAACACACAAAACTACCGTTTACTATGTCTATAATGTATTTTATACTTAACGTTTTTCCCATTATTTCGTCTACTGATAAATCCCTATAACCTAGATACGGTAAGTATATTGTACATTTAGTATGGGGTGAATAGTCTAGGAATGTTCCTGTGAACTCCTTAATCTCTAAATTTCCACAATCCACTGTTACATATTGTGATGTTGGAAGATTTACAAGTATGTCTGTTGATGCAATTCCGGCTATTGCAAAATAACCCGCTTCTGCATTAGGTATATTTGACGGTATTGTGTGTAGTGATATTATACCATTTATGGGATTTCCAAATATAGCTTGTAATGCATTTTTTATAACATCATTGCTCCAGCAATAATTTGATATATCTTTTAGTTGAGCCTGGGTTGGATTATATATTTTAACAAATCCGCTTGCTGTTGCGGTAAGTGTAGGTAAATTTGGTGGTGGTATTACATCCGATGTATAGTCAAAGGTTCCATGTCCTCCTATTGCATTATCTCTGTCAGAATTACCCCCTCCATTCATAGGGTCATCGTCGTCGTTTGGGTCTACCCATGAACCAGAGGGTTTAATTATATCAAATAGAAATCGATTTGAATTTGACACACTGTCTGTTATATCTACGGAATATCCTGTATTTGACATCCATGTAAAATTTCTTACTTTTACATTAGTTTCATCCCATGTTCCCCCGTTGCTAAATATTAATAATGGATTTATGTCATATACATTTTGAATGTCAAAATTAACCCATGAAGCATCGGTTCCCTGTATCTGTCTATTTACAAAAACTGACATGTCTGGAAATTCGTAGTTATCTCCGTTTGTAGGCAAATTATAATGTCCATATGTCTGAGGTGGCATTGAATTATTTCCCCATATATAATTAGTATAATACCATATACCTATTCTAGTTTTATAGGTGTCGTCTGGTTCCGTTGCTGGATGTGATATGTAATCTCTGTAATATGGAGCCACCATTATTGATGGTGTGAATGATAAGTTCCTAATTACGGTCATTTGTGCTTCTGATAAATATTGCAGATATTGGAAATACTCATATCCTGTTGAATCCAGTCCATATAGAAATATTGCATATTCTCCGAAATTTGTCTTTCTTGTTCTTAGTTCAAATCTGGCTCCACTTCCAAAGGTATAGACTACTGTAGTCTTTTGTGTGCTTTGATAATAACTTTCATCGAGCAATATTTTTATTTTAAGTATTATACTACCGTCTGGCTGTACTATTTTAGTACATGTTACTGGTCCGACTGTTGCATTAGTATTTCCTATATGTATTGTTTGATAATATAGCATCGGATTACCATCCATAGAATAACTTGTTGCTGGCATATGCTATCTCCTTTCATCATTTTAAAAATGATACCGTGATGAGGGTCACGGTATCATTATGAGGGGTACGGGAAAGAGTGCTGTGTGGCTCTAGTCTTTTTTATTTGCCCTAAACCCGTATTATTTACTTTAAGTAAAATACTACAAAGTTTTCGTTCAAATCATTGTAATATCCTGCATCCATTTTGTAAAAATTGTTTGTGAACTCAGCCTTTGAATTGTAATGCGAGGTTGTTCTTCTGTTCATATTTGTTACACCCAATGCCCTTGTATCAAATATAGTTCCAATAATTCCCCCAACTTCCACAACCGCTGTCGTAGCTCCTGACGGTATTTTTACGTTTATCTTTGATGTTGAATCAAATCCGTAATCTTTGCCTGAACCTTGCCAAAAACTTACTTCTTCTGTCATTGGAAGGGCAACAAGTTCATCATGAAATGTATCACTTTGCAGGTATACGCTTGCACTACTGTAAAAGTCTGTTAACATTACAACGTGTAATTGGTCTTTTGGTGTGAATCTTTCCTGCCCTCCTACATTGAATAGTGTCGACATTCTGGAAATTCTTGTTACATATAGCTTTATGATATAGGATGAATATTTGATAAAGTCCATATCTGTTATTGCCTGTGCCGGAGTTAAGGTTTTTGTGAATTTCGTATTATACATATGTAATAGATTTACTGCTTTAACTCCGTTTACATCTTCTGCCAATGTAGGATTTTCAGCGTGAATTGTCTGGGCTGTCATACTGTTTATGGTTCTCATTATTAAAGCATCCAACCTTACGGTCATTGTATTTTCCACGGCTGTGTAAATCATAGATAGAAACGCGTTCATTTCAACGGCACTGTTCCACGCGGATTTTACTTGAATATCTGTAAATGACATAGGCACGTCAAAGGTTACTCTACTGTTAAAGAATTTGGATTGAACGTCAGGTTTGTAGAATTTATCTTGTTCATACACCTGTCCATTTTCCAGTTTCCAGCTTTCATTTTCTTCTGCTTCTGGCATTGTAACTGATACCTTTTGTAAAATCGAGCCAAATTCCCATGCATCCATTAAAATTGAGGGTACACTTCCTGCATATACCCTATCGACAAATACCACTTTTCCCACTTTATCAATTAGTTTCTTAGCGTAGTTGTCCATATCTGTAGAATCAAGTACCAATTTCCCAATGTCTACTATGTTGCTTAAATCTTCATTGAGAATGACTTCACTTCCCACTATTTCGTCTTTCATTTCATTTACTATTGCATATACCTGTGCTACTTTCAATTTATGACCTCCTTTATAAAATTTCACTATTGGTATTCATTTACATTATACATCCCCAAGCTGGAATTGTCAAGTCTTTATCGATATCTTTCATGATGTAATCGATTAAATCAAAGTCGCTCCATAATCCCCTCTCTTGTCTTATCTGGTCTTGTGTTGTGTTGACACCAATGTTACCTTTTCTTCTCAACTCCCGTGTAGTTTCTCCGGTTCCACCTCCAACTAACGTCTGGCTATTATTCTCTGTTGTTGTTCCACTATCAGTTATTGTGAGATTGTGGGTTTCCGTATTTGTATTATCTATATTTTCAGTCAAATTCTGTGTTGTATTTGCATTTACATCTGATTCCCCAGTTATTGCTTTTGTCAGATTTGGAGTGTCCGTTGTGGATTCTTTGTAGCTTGTTGGTGTATGTGTCATTGTGTCGGTATAACTTCCTGTAGTTGTCTGACTTTCTTTTTCGCTCGGTCTATACGTTGTTGCATCTGTTCCGTCAAACCCCGAGGTTGTTTTTTCTGATACTACTTTGTAACCGTCTGCTCCATTGTCTCTAACGGTTACATTTTTATATGAACCTGTTTCGGTTTTCTCACTTGTTGACGTTCCTGTATCTTTTTCTGTATTTGTGCTTGTATTGTTTGTCAGGGTTCCTACCGTTCCTGTATTTTTGGTTTCTCCATTTACAACAGTGTCAATAGTTCCCGTGTCTTTCTTTGTGTTGGATGCTGTTCCGTTTTTAACATCTGTTACCGTGTCATTTTTAGTTGTCTTATCTCTTATTGTTTCTGTTTCCGTAAGGTCATAGTTATCCATCACATTATATTCAATAAACATTGTGTCGGCTAATTTATTCCAGTTTTGGTAATTCTTTTTGTAAATATATCTGCACATTGTTTTAAGCTTATCCAATGTATCTATATTTTTTGCTAGAACTCTATCACCAGAATTTACCGTATATATCAAATTAAAAACATCATCGTCAATACCATATCTTTTCCAAGGTGTTTGACCTGCTTCTGCTTCTGACATATACGTTGCAATGCCCGATGAGGTATTCCAGTCCGAACCTATTAATTGGTTTATTGTAAACATTGTCATTCCTCCTTACTTGTGGCAACTTCATCCAAGGGTTTTTCTGTCTCTTCTCCTGCATTGTTTTCTCCTGATTCTTCATTTTCGCTTTCAACTTCATTATCATTTTCTTTAGTTTCCTCGTTTATCAATCCGGCTTCATTTTCCATCTTTTTATTTTCAATGTCTCTCTGTTTTGCATTTTCTGCCCATACTCCATTGAGTTCACACGTCCAATCAGTTCCATACATTGTGTTTATTTCTTTACAGGCATCTTGACGACATTTCAACATATTGTCAACTAATGTCCTGAGAACATCATCGTTCAAATCTGATTCGCCTGAACTTATACTCTCCCTTTTGGAATTCCAGTTTGCATTTACTCCAAGTTCTATATACCAGCTTGCTTGTAAATACTGCTGTAATTCTATTAGTTGTGTTATCTGTCCATTTTGTGTTGTGGATGCCGATGTCATTAACTTTATATTTTCCTCCATAAATCCTCTGTCCATCACTGAGGATATTTTTCCATCATAGATATCCTTTATATATTTATCTAAGGCATCCTTTTCTTTACCTGTTGACGCTGATAAGAGGTTTACAATTCTCGAGTTAATATCTGCTACGTGTATTGAAATCTCATTTTCACAAATCATTGAAGCTTTCTTCTTAAACATAGGCAATAGACCTTGCATTAATGCGTCATTTCTTATTAAAACCCCGTCCACTCCTATTTTTAAAGTTTTATTAAATTTTTGATATGGGTTATTTACTATATATTCAGTAGGCTGATAATATTCATCATACTGACCGCCCAGACCTCCCCTATAGATGTATAGGTTTTTACCATCATGTTTATTTGTTACAAATCCGTTTCCCTCTGTTTGAATCATTAGTTCCAACATCCTCTGAGGTATTGTGTCAGGTATGTTACCCCATTTAAACATTTCATTTGTTCTGTTCAACATATATAAAATTTGATTCGACACATTGGTACCTTTATCTGTTATTTCATTTATTTTTGTACTTATATTAGTTACATATACCGGCTTTTCTATTGTATTATCTGACATGATATACCCCCTTACTTGTTTTTCCACATATCCAACCTGAACTAATTCTTAACCATGTAGCATTTCCAACTTTTTTAATTTCCAATACCTGAACTTTGGTCATTTTTGGAAGTGATTCGCCTACGTATGAATATTGTGTTCCGGCTCCTTTTCTTATCGCTAACCATGATACTGCTGTATAATAAAACTTACCTACTTCATATTCTGTGTTTAGCTTTATTTCGTCTTTCTTAATATCTGACATTTCACCATTTGTCAAATTTACTACAACGTGGTGTCCCTCTCTTAGCAGTATATCACCCTCTTTTAAATACTTTGCCGATGTTAAATATTCCCTTGTGTCATATAGTTCAAACCCCATGTTCATTAGTTGAACCTTTAAGTTTCTTGTAGTGCTTGATGGATTTACCATTTTAAGACTATTACCCATTTTGTAACCTACTGCTATTAGTATAGCGGAGGTACTGCTACTGCAATCAGCGTCACAATTTGATTTAATCTTATCATAATCCCAATTCACATCTTTTAGACTTTTGTATAATTCTAGTCTATTTGTTTGTGAATATCCTACCTTATTATCATATGCAATTTTCCTTGCTAAATCTGCAATTTCTGTTGCTACTATTGTAACCGGATATCTCAATACACAATCCCAATTTCCATTATACCACTGTCTTACGTAATATTCATTTCCCGTCTGGTCGCCCACTTTACCCCCTGTTACTTTTCCTAACTCATTTATACTGCAAGATGCAACCATCTATTTCCTTCCTTTCACTTTCAGATTTTTTACAATCTCAAAAGCTCCCGTACTTGCCAAGCCGGAAGCTAATCCACCGAGTAAAATTTCTGGATTGAATGACCAGTCATTAATCCATATGTTTAGAAAAATACCAATCACAGCCATTATCAGGGGTATGTATTTATTAGGTATAAAACTTAAGCTGTTTTTTATTACATATCCTATAGCCATACACGTTGCAACAATTCCTACAACTACATACTGAGCTAAAACATCCATTTATTTCACTTCCTTTCTATGTATAAATTTACTAATTGAAAATGATAGAAATGTTAATCCTCCTACTATCATCACTACTGCCATAACATAGGATGTCAGATTTATTATGATTTCGTGTTCCATGTTTACCATTTTAATCCACTCCTTTTCTTCTTATTATACACCTTCTGGGATAAATAGTCAATGGATGTTCTTACTCTATATAGAATTAACCTATACAATTTCACTTGTATAGGTTAATTCATATTTTGTCGAATTTTAGCTAAATGGTAATTCCTCTGGTATTTTATCTGGAATGTTTGGTTCTTGTGTCTCCACCCTGCTGTCTTTTTTACTCTCTGCAAATTCTTGACCTTCCACTACTACTTGTGTTGTGTATACTTTAACTCCTTGGTTATTTGTATAACTTCCCGTTTGTATTCTACCTTCTATTACAATTTTTGTACCTTGGTTTAAATACTTCTCTGCAAACTCTGCATATTTACCAAATGTTACACAGCTTATAAAATCAGCATCCGGTTCGCCCGGCTTTTTGAATTTCCTGTCAACCGCCAATGTGTAGTTGGCTATTGCTATAGGTGTTTGCCCTTGTGAATATCTTATCTCTGGGTCTTTCGTTAATCTTCCCATTAAAACTACTTTATTCATTATTATTTACCATCCTTTCCGTTTTTTTCGTTTAAGGATTTCTTTGTTTCTTCTTTTTTAGGTTCCTCCTTTTTTGGCTCCTTGGCTGGAACTACTTTGGCATATTTGAAAAAATCTTCCATTGTCATAGAATAGGTTATGTTTGTCTTAACCATTTCATTTACAACATATGCTTCGGTTAAAGATGGTTTTCCGTTTTTCTTAATTAATGTCTTAATTATATCCTCTTTTGTCAAGTCCTCCTTTTCTTCCATTTCATATTTGGCTACAGGGGCAAGTGTTTCCAAATTAATTTTAGAAGCTGTTACCTTAGTTGTTGTAATTGTCCTTGTAAAATTCTTAACCATGTTATACCTCTTTCTCCCCGACTTCGCTTATAGGACAGTATGTAATTTTCTATGTACACTGTATCTGTGTTTCTATATACATATTATCATACTCTATATAGAATGTCAATATATATTTTTAATTTTGTTTACACCAATTTAGATAATTTCTTACTACCTCACCTACTTCATTATCCTGATAGAAAATCTTCTCAGCTTTAAAGTACCATTGAACCCGTTCTTCTCTTAAATTTCTTGCACTTGTTATTTTTTTAGTCCAATTCATATTTACATTCTGTTCAGGACAATAAATTAAATCTTCTGTTTCTTCTTTTAATGGTGTACTTTTACGATGTATGAATGTAAAATTGTATTCCTCTGTTTGTACTATTTCACATTGCAATATATCACTTTCCCATATTATAAAATAGGTAAACCTTATATCCTTGTACTTATATTTGCATGGGCAGTGGGGATAAATTGACATTTCCCATGCACCACCTGTTATCATTTGTAGCTTTGGATTGTTAAATGCAAAATATAGGTCACTAGGTTTTCCCTCTTTATTAGGACTATTGCAATATTCAACTGCTACTTGTAACCCACTTTCTCCATATTTATATATGTCAATATCTCCCTGTTTCATTTTATCCACGTTAGTCAACCCCATTTCTTTAAAATATGGTGCTGACTTATTTACTGTATTTCCTAACATATATATTTGTACGTTTAATCTATGTCTAATTATTGTACTTACAACATTCATAAACAATATAAATTCCTCCGGTAAGTATGAACCTCTCGTCAAGAACTCGTCAAATACTATTATGTCTATATCAGGATATGAAGTTGATTTATCATGTTCCATCGTTGCAAGAGTAAACGCATAACATATTGGTGTTTCGTCTATTACTGTTTTATCCAATTCAATGTCAAATTTAGATAAATGCCATTTTCCATTTCTCCATTCAACACCTGTCCATTTTCCATTTGTGTACTTTTCTATTTTTTTCTCTGAAATTAATCCGTTCCATAATGTTTGTGCCCTTCTTGTCTTTAAATCTTCTGCCCACCTCCTAATATAACCGCCTTGTTTTCCAGTTGTGGTATACATACTTAATATTTCTTCCAGACAAGCAAATGTTTTTCCATTAGACCTCTCACCTATTATTACTCTATATTGTGCTGGAATTTTTTTAATTCCCACAAGAGAGTAATATTTCATTTTTTTATTTAATATTCCCATTATAAAACCCTTTCCACTGTTTGTATGTCTGCTAATAGTTCCATATATTCCTGTGACATACCAATAGTAAATTCACATTTTTCTAGGTGTATCGAACTTTTTTGATTAACTTCCGCCATATTTCCCATGTAGTCTACCACGTTACCGGTATAGTTTTGGTCTATATATGTGTGTGTCATTTTTCCAGTATGTTCTGGCGGTATATATAATTCATTTGCAAATGCTGTAAATGGATTTTCGTAGGTTTCTTTCAAATATTTACACGCTTCTTTTTTACCTACTCCTGCACATGTTAATTTTAACTCTCCGTCCTTAGTTAACATTAGATATCTCTTTGCACCTAATGTTTTATATTTTACATAAAAACCATCATCATCCCATATTCCTAATGGCTTAACCGTTCCTTTAGGGTTTTTAGGTTCACATGAATCTGCATTTAATCCGTGAAATTGCATAGCTTTATGTAACTTTAATGTAATATTTTCATTATACTTGATTATAAACTCCACATGATTTTCCCAATTTAACATTTTAACACTATCCGTATCGCTATATACATAGTCATTGCCACATTCTAAAATTCCCATGAATAGATTTCTTCTTGCATAAGCCGTAACCCACACTCCCCAAGGATAAAATAAAAACCTATTTTTACTACTATTATATTTCTCTATCTGTTCTGCAATATCTGCGTCAATACCATCCCAACCAGAATCATCATTGTAATAAATTTCGTTTCTCACAATATCCATTACTATCATTCCGTATATACTGTTAATCATGGACTTTGATTGTGCATATTCTTGCTCTTTACCTTCAACATCCTTTAAAGTTGTCTTGTCCCAATAAAATTTTAATATCGACATTACTATTGGCTTTGGTAAATATCCTTTTTCATATATTGTCATTTCTTCACATATAAAACTAAAATTATAAAATTTAGTATATACCTGAAAGTCAACCTCAGTGCATACCATTTCTAAGTACTCACATTTTCTTATTCTACCATTGTCAACTATTGCTCCTACAGCCTTTGTACATTTAGACTTAGATATTGGAGCATCTCCTACACCCTCTTTCAATTTTACATCTTTTAACATAACTGTAAACAAACAACAATATGTATTTAGATTTCTAAAAAAATGTTCTGGATTTTCTACTTTTACAATCTTACCTTTAGACATTGGAAATTTTTCAGCTACCATTGCAGTTGGATAAGAAGAGGTTAGGTCATACGACTTTATGAACTCCATTAACAAATTTGAATACTCAGCATTTGCGTGAGTAAATCCTCCTTGAAATGCTTGCTTTAGCTTAATATATTCGTCAGGTGTTATTGTTAAAGACCTCATTAAGTTTTGGTATCTATGTCTATTTTTAAAACACTCATTTCTAACATATTCCCTTACGTATCCTGTTTTTGTCAGCGGTATTTTTGTAATCCCTCCGCATCTTTCTATTTCCTCTTGAATATGACACATGACAACTTTAATATCATTTATGCAGTATCCTAATTCTTTTGTTGTTATTGGTGTTACATGGGTTCTTATTTTATTGTAGTCTAAATCCCCAACCATTTTTTCAACTTGATATTTTTTTAAGTGCTTTCCTACGTCTTCTAGTTTTTCGTTTGTAAGAATATAACTGCACCTATATTCAATTCCGTTATCTGTCAGCGCATATATAGGTGTTCTTTGAGAGCTTGCGAATACGCTTGTCCATCTAAAGTATTTCCTCATAAATTGAAATTCATAACCCAGATTATGCGAATAACATATTAGTCTTTTATCCTCTCCAAGTTCAAGTTTTTCCACTACTATATTTATTAATTCCTGATATTGTTCCCATGTTCTCCCGTATATGCATACACCATTAATGCCGAACATCCATATATACATAAATGCTTGTTTATCCTTTTCAGTTCCGATTGATGTTGTTTCAATATCAAAAGAACATGGGATATTATATACCTTGTATGTTTTACTACCAGATTTTTTTATTAATGTTGTTAAATTAAAGCTTGCTTCGTTTATAAAATCTATAGCGTGTTTATAACTGTATTTATATTGATGTCCATTCGTCATCTTGTCGTGCAAGGAAAGATTCGTATTCAGATTCGTTATTGTTGTCATTCTTTTCCGTATCCTCCCTCATTTTATTTATCATACTGTTATAAACATCGTCAACCGATTGTCCGTTCCCTTGGGTATATTGATTATATAATTCGCTCATAACTCTGGTAGACCCATACAGATAAACTGCTTCTGGATTGTTATCTCTATATCTATCCAGTAAATCAAAATATGTATTAATTTCTTTCTTACTTAACACTACTTGATTTTTATTTGTTCCTGTTGCCTTCGCTATTGTAGACTTTAAATTTTCATATTTTCTTTTTAATCCTCTTGCAGTACTTTCTGGACTATTCAAAAATTTTTGCGTTTGTGTAAAGGTTTTCTTTAATTGATTAATATTCATTCCTTTTGTTTGTACTTTATTTCCTACTTTTTCAGTAAAATCTTGTAGCACTTTAGGATTGTCTTCAGATTCGTGCAATCTTTTAACCCTCTTATTGGCTACCGCACCTATTTGCTGTGTTAGTTTTGCAAGTTCTTTTTGAGACATGTTATTTACTTCGTTCCAAGACATATCAAGGATATCTTTTGTTGTACGCTTATTTGTCATGTAATACCCTCACTTTCAATTTTCTTGTACGTATAATATATCCTTAAACTTGCTATCTCCCCTCGTTCAAATTTAAAGATAGAATCAATCGTACATCCTGCAATTTCTGCAATCTCTCTAACTTTAATCTTTTTATCCTTTCTTATTTTTCTACATTCAATTCCTATCTTTTTGAGATACATTTCAAAGTCATTGACATTCTGTGAATCCCTCATTGAATTATCCATACTCTGTAAATCCCTTATTAAATCATCCATACTCACACTTATCCACCTCCTTCCATGTATTA